TCCGATCTCCTGAACAAATCCAAGACATTGTTCTTGGCACTGTTCATGGTATGATTACGAGCGGTGATTTGGTATCTGACATGCCAGGGCATCAATTGCCAGGCGAAGATATGGGTGAAATGCAACAATCTATGCCGCCGCAAGGCGCGTTACCACAGGGAATGCCACCACAATGAAAGCGTCAGATTTCGTAGGAATGCTGTTTTTAGCCCGCGATGTGACCCATTCGGTGCATTTAAACACGCGCAGCTATGCCAAACATAAAGCTCTTCAAAAGTTTTATGAAGACATCGTAGATCATGCTGATACGTTTGCAGAAGCCTATCAAGGCCGTCATGGTTTAATCGGCGGCATTTCGCTTCAATCCCATAACAAGACTGCCAATGTGGTTGATTTTCTTCAAAATCAATTAGACGAAATTGAAGCAGTACGGTATGATGTTGTGGACCGCAAAGACACATCTCTTCAGCAATTGATTGACAACATTGTCGAGCTTTATCTTACCACGCTTTATAAATTGAGGTTCTTGGCATGAGTGTTAATCTCTCCTTATTTGCGGGCGCAGGCGCACAATTTTTTGACGATAACGGCGTTCCGTTAGCGGGGGGATTGATTTATACCTATGCAGCCGGAACTACTAGCCCGTTAGCCACATATACGTCTAGTTCTGGTATTACTGCTCTTCCAAACCCTATTGTTTTGAATGCGGCAGGCCGCGTTCCTACCGGTGAAATTTGGGTAACAACCGGTTTGTCGTATAAATTTGTAGTTTATACGTCAGCTAATGTGCTTGTCGCATCTTACGATAATGTAAACACTAATTTTGTGATAGATAACTTATCTAACACAACTAATCCGGCTTACGGCGACGCGCTAGTAGGTTTCAGACAATCAAATTCTAGTGGTAATTTACCTAACGCCGTAGGTCGTACAGTCCATCAAAAACTACAAGAAAATATAAGCGTTTATGATTTTGGTGCGGTTGGCGATGGTTCCACTAACGATACGACCGCTATTGCAAACGCGGCGGCAACTGTTGGACCAAACGGCGTCTTGTTGTTGTCTAACGGCACGTTCGTTATAACGTCAAATACTACACTTAATTGTAATTTGTTGTTTAATAACGCAAAATTAAGCGTTTCCAGTGGTGCTACAGTTACTATTTCAGGCACAATTTTATCTGGATTACAGCAAATTTTTACCGGTTTTGGTGTTGTTTCAATTACAAAAGAAACACCCATTATCTATCCTGAGTGGTGGGGCGCTCTCTCTGACAGCGGCGCTACCGACAGTTATTCGGCTATTGATGCGGCTATTACATGCTCATCCACAAATAAAAATACTGTTTATTTTTCTGGTGATTATGGTATCGGAACAACTTTATCTATCCCCGCAACCGCGTCAACAAACTGCTCTCGCTTATCGACTTTAAGACCTTCTTCTGCGTCAAGTTTGACAAACGGCGTTATTATGCTCGCCGGCAACGCAATAGGGCCAATTATTTTACCTACTTTAGTAAGTTTTCCTGGCGTTGCTTTAGAAGTTCGATGCGCGTTGGCAGACATTTATGTCGCGCAATTTAACACTTGCGGCACCGCTATCAAATTTAACTCGGGCGCAACTGGCGTTACAAGCAAAGTATTAGATACTTTTGTTCGGTTTAATGCTATTTCTACGTGCACAACAGCCGTTAATTTTAATGCAAATTACACAACCGATGTAATTCAAGGATGCGGTGTTTATGGTAATTTTATTACCGCCACGGTAAATGGTGTTTTATTTAGTGGAACTACTTCTTTTAATGATGGTTTGTTTTTTGATGTTTTATCAGTTGATTTTTCAACTTCAACTCCTGGCGTATTTTTAGATAACAGCACGTCTCAAACTATTGCAAGATTTACGGCAATTGTCAGATCTTGGTTTGGTGGAACTGCTTTTAGTTTGGCAACTCCCACTCAATTTGTTCAAGGTAATTGGGTAAATTGCCTTATTGATATTACAAACGCTAGAGGTTTTGACCAAACAAACTTTACTGATAATTTAATAAATGCGTCTAAAATAAAATTTAAATCTGGATGGGCTTCCCGCGCAGGCGCAATTGCTATGGTGCCGCTATCTACAGGTCTTGCCGGATTTAACGGCGGAAAAATGATGTATGGTTCAAATTCCGTTATGAAATTTACATTGTCCGCTGATTTGCTTTCTCAAGCTTCAGTCGTCGCGTATTTTTGGCATGTAGCAGCAGATGGCAATTATTACCCTTGGAAAATGATTGCGGTTGATGGCGGGGCAGGCGCAATTGTAGAACGAATACACGATCAATCTACCATTGAAGCTGGGCGTGTTGCTATTAGCATTAGAAATGTTAGCGCAAGTACAATAGCTAACGGAACGACTATTTATTTTTATCTTGAACGAGCTTCTTAATGATTATTAATTTTGAAATTACTCAAAACGGATACACGTTGCGCGATGCTTTGGTGTTGCCAGACAATCACGGTCTGACCGATGCAGAGACTGAAGCAATGAAACAACAGCGGTTTGATAACTGGTATGCCGTCATTACCACGCCGGTTGAGAATCCTAACCCTGAAGTACCTGTAGAGGAAATAGGAAATGGCTAACAGGTATTGGGTTGGCGGCACTGCTACATGGGACGGTGTAGCACTCCTTAAATGGGCGCTAACCTCTGGCGGGGTTGGCGGTCAAGCTGTGCCTACTTCTTCTGACGACGTGTTTTTAGATGCCAGCTCAGGTGCCAATACGGTAACGCTTGGAGCAAATGCCAATTGTTTGTCCCTTACGATGACGGGCTTTACAGGAACGCTGGCCTTTAGCACTTTTAATATTAGCATTGCTGGCGTGGGTACGCTGTACACTCAGCCAACAACCATGAGCGTTACTGGAACTCCCGTTGTTAACTTAACAAATTCTACATCAACCAGCAGAACATTATCGATTTCAAACGTTATTGAAGCAAATGCAGTAAGTTTTAACATTTCCGCTGGAACAGGTATTTTTGCTCATACCAATATCGCGGGTATAAAAAATTTAGATTTTACGGGGTTTTCAGGATCTTGGTCCAATAACAGTGGTAACATATTTGGAAATTTAACGATTTCCACAGGTATGACGGTAACTGCTGGAACAAATACTAGAGTTTTTGCGGGAACGTCGGGTACACAGTTAATTACCACGAATAATAAAGCGTTAGATTTTCCAGTCACATTCAACGGAGTTGGCGGCACATTCCAACTTCAAGACGCCATGACTATCGGTTCAACCCGTACCGTAACACTGACAAATGGTATTTTAGATCTCAATAACAAAAACCTGACTTGCGGTTTATTTAGCAGCACCAATTCTAACACCCGTACCTTAGCGTTTGGAACTGGTCAAATTTATGTAACAAGTACTGGCACAGTTTGGACAACTGCTACTGTTACGGGTCTGGCTGTAACAGGCACGCCTGTTGTCAATGTAACCAATTCAACAGCTACTGCTACTACGGTAAATAGCGGCGCATTGAGTGAAGCGAATGCAATTTCATTTAATTTTACTGCGGGTAATTATGCGCTAACATTTTTAGGCACAGCAGCTTACACTGCTAAAAATGTTGATTTTACTGGTTTTAGTGGAACATGGGGCGCAACAGCAGCCGTAACAATTTATGGTAATCTAACCATATCTGCCGGCACGACATTAACCACTAGCAGTAATGTTATGACGTTTGGTGCTACCAGCGGAACAAAAACCATTACCACTAATGCAAAAACCTTAGATTTTCCGCTTACATTTAATGGTGTTGGTGGCACGTTTCAATTTCAAGATGCTTTAACACAAGGTTCGACACAAGCATTTACCATTACCAATGGCACGGTGCAGTTTAAAAGCGGCGTAACATCCACCGTCGGGTCTTTTGTTACAAGCGGAACAAACCAAAAATATCTTCAATCTTCGTTTGCCGGCACCCAATTTACCTTGTCCCAGACATCTGGTACAGTGTCGGCAAGTTATGTTACAATCCGTGATTCGATTGCTACCGGCGGGGCTACTTGGATAGGGTTAACGGCCAACGGGGCTATCGACGCAGGGAATAATTCAGGTTGGTTTTTTGACGCTCCATTTTTAAGTTCTGACTATTATGGGGTCGAACTTCGGTCATTTACGGAAAGAGGAAGATATTAAATGTCTATTAATCTTAAAGCAGTAACGGTTTGCTTTGGCTATCAGCAAATCACATCACTATCTTCCGCGACCAAATTGACCGTTCCGCAAACTACTCCAAACGGCGGCAATACTCGTCCCGTATTTGCCCTTATTGTGCCTGAAGGCCAAGCTGTTCGTTGGCGCGACGACAAAACAGCCCCCACAGCTTCTGTTGGTATGCCTCTTGCGGTGGGTATTCCCCTTCAATATGATGGCAACATTCAGGATATTCAGTTTATTGAACAAGTAGCTGGCGCAAAACTTAACATCAGCTATTACGCTTAAACCGTACTAGCGCGGTTCGCTAGGGATCTTAAAGGATCAAAAATGACTGATGAAGTGTTAGCGGAACTACCCGCGTCGGAACCAGCAGCCACGGCGGCACCGGAACCTGAAGTTACCCAGCCGGAAGGTGCGACCAAAACTTTCTCACAAGAAGAATTGGACGCTATCGTATCTAAACGTCTCGCAAGAGAACAGCGTAAGTGGGAAAGAGATCGGGCGCAGGTAGCTGCACCGGCACCTTTAGCTAATCCACCACGCCCTGAGCAGTACAACGACACTGAAGCTTACGCCGACGCATTGGCGGAGCGCAAGGCCGAAGAATTGCTTCAACGGCGTGAAATGGAGCGGCAACAGAGGGACACTCTTGACGCCTACCATGAGCGTGAGGAAGATGCTCGGACCAAGTACGATGACTTTGAACAAGTCGCGTACAACCCAAGCCTCCCGATCACGACCGTGATGGCTCAGACCATTCAAGCATCTGATATTGGGCCTGAATTGGCTTATTATCTGGGGGCGAACCCCAAAGAAGCTGAACGGATCTCCCGTCTTTCGCCGTTCTTGCAGGCAAAAGAAATTGGTAAGGTTGAAGCCAAATTGGCTGATAATCCACCAGTAAAACGCTCTTCTACCGCACCATCGCCTATATCGCCTGTTTCGGCCAAAAGCACCGGTTCGCCGACGTATGATACAACTGACCCACGGTCTGTGAAATCTATGTCGACGTCAGAATGGATCGCCGCTGACCGTGCCAGACAGATAAAGAAGATGGAAGCGTCCAACAAGTACCGCTAACATCCAAAGGACAACATCATGTCGAACTCAATTCTCACTATTGACATGATCACCCGCAAAGCTCTTGAAATTCTTGAGAACAACCTGGTGATCACCCGCAACGTAAACCGCCAGTACGACGACAGCTTTGCTGTTGAAGGTGCTAAAATCGGTTCAACCCTCCGTATCCGTTTGCCAGATCGTGCGCTTGTCACGGACGGTGCAGCACTTCAGGTTCAGGACGACAACGAGCAGTACACCACGCTCACCGTGTCGAGCCAGAAGCACATTGGCGTCAACTTTACATCGGCCGAATTGACGATGCAGTTGGACGACTTCGCTGAACGTGTTCTCAAGCCTCGTATCTCGCAGCTTGCTGCTTCGGTCGATAACGACGTCGCAAATGCTTACAAAGGCATTTACTCGTCAGTTGGAACGCCAGGCACCACGCCTGCTACTTCGTTGGTCCTTCTTCAGGCCCAGCAGAAGCTGAACGAATACGCCGCTCCAATGGGCAACCGTTATGCTACCGTCAACCCAGCAGCTAACGCTGGTCTTGTCGAAGGCATGAAGGGCTTGTTCAACCCAGGCGACACGATTTCCCGTCAGTTCAAGAACGGCCTTATGGGCTCTGGTGTTCTTGGTTACGACGAAATCAGCATGTCGCAGTCGATTGTCCAGCACACGACTGGTTCGCGTTCTGCTTCGGACACAATTCTTGTCAACGGTGCAGTATCGACGCAGGGTGCTACAACCATCAACGTCGATGGTGGTACAGGCTCGGCTACGTTCGCTGTTGGCGACGTATTCACGATTGCTAACGTCTACGCAGTCAACCCACAGACCCGTCAGTCAACCGGCAGCTTGCAACAGTTCGTTGTAACCGCCGCTAACACGGCATCTTCGGGCGCATGGACAAACCTTGCTATCTCGCCTGCCATCTATACGTCCAGCAACGCGCTTGCTACTGTGGATTCGTTCCCAGCAGACAACGCGGCGGTTACGGTTCTCGGTGCGGCTTCGACCGTATACCCACAGAACCTTGTGTACCAGAAGGATGCCATCACGTTTGCTACAGCAGATCTTCTTCTGCCACAGGGCGTCGATATGGCCTCGCGTCAAGTTCACAACGGCATTTCGCTTCGTATTGTCCGTCAGTATGACATCAATAACGACCGTATGCCTTGCCGTATTGACGTTCTTTATGGTTATTCCACAATTCGCGCACCAATGGCTGCTCGTATCTGGGGCTAACAGCTTAACCCCCGCAGAAATGCGGGGGGTTTTTTTCCTTTCTCTCTAGGAGTTAAATATCATGGCACTTCCTGTTTCTGGTGGCGGCTATCAGATTGGTGATGGCAACGTAAACGAACCCTTTTTGTACGATCAGGGCGATGTGGCTACCCCTACCGCAACTGCAACTCTGACAACTGCACAGCTTCTTACGCAGTTGATGGTTGCAAATCCTGGCACTTCGGCAGCATCCTATACGCTTCCGCTTGGCACGGATCTCGACACTGCACTTCCTAACGCTAAGGTTAACAGCACCCTCGCGTTCACAATCATCAACATTGGTACGTCTTCGGGCGCTATTACGATGGTTACGAACACGGGCTGGGGTACGTTGGCTAGCACTGGTTCGGTTACCATTGCAGTTGGTACATCGGCTCAGTTCATTTGCCGTCGTACAGGCACGGGTACTTGGACGCTTTATCGCGTTTGCTAATAAAAATGGGCGGGGTTTCGGCCCCGCCCTTCATCACGGGAGAGTGGTTTGAACACCTATCTAAGACATCCGGTTCATGGTACAAAAGTAGCTACTTTGGATGCTGAAGTAGAGGCGGACAAGGAAAACGGTTGGGTAGAGTTTGATCCTGACAACCGTGAGGTAAAGGAAGAAGAAGCTCCAAGTAACGAGCTTCGTCGTAGGCGGCGTCAAGAAGCCGCATAAGGAGTTTACATGACTACGACCGCTGGCGATCAAATTAACGGCGCACTTCGTCTTATTGGTCAGCTTGCAGAAGGCGAAACGCCATCTGCTGCCACGTCGCAAGATGCGCTTACGGCATTTAATCAAATGCTAGATTCTTGGAGTACTGAAAAACTTTCTATTTTTACAACTCAAGAACAAATTTACATTTGGCCTGCTGGATTTTTAACCAAATCGCTTGGCCCAACTGGTGATTTTGTTGGTAATCGTCCTATTACAATGGATGATGCTACTTATTTTATTGACCCGGCCAATGGCATTTCGTTTGGCATTATGTTGATTAACCAGCAACAGTACGACGGCATTGCGGTTAAAACAGTAACCAGCACTTATCCACAGGTAATGTGGGTTAACACAAGTTACCCAAATATTGAAATGCATCTCTATCCAGTGCCTACAAAGCCGCTGGAATGGCATTTTATTTCGGTGCAAGAGTTGGCACAACCGGCTTCGCTCGCTACATCTTTGATTTTCCCCCCAGGTTATATGCGGTGTTTCAAATACAATCTTGCTTGCGAAATCGCAGCCGAATTTGGCGTTGAACCTTCACCTACAGTTCAACGTATTGCCATGACATCTAAACGCAATTTGAAACGCATCAACAACCCAGATGACATTATGTCTATCCCATATTCTATTGTTGGCACTCGCCAGAGATTTAACGTCTACGCAGGGAACTTTTAATCATGACTAATGTTGCTATTACTGGCCTTCCAACAGCCACCGCTGCTGCTACCACAGATGTTTTGCCAATTGTGCAAGGCGGCGTAACAAAACAACTTACCAACACTTTGTTGTTTACCAATCCCACGGTAAGCGGCGGTACATTTTCTTCCCCTACCATGACTACACCTGTGTTGGGGACGCCTGCATCAGCAACATTAACTAATGCTACTGGTCTTCCGCTTACCACGGGAGTTACAGGAACATTGACTGTTGCTAATGGTGGTTCAGGCCGCACAACAGGTACTACAGCTTATGCGCTTGTCGCCACCGGAACTACGGCCACTGGCGCGCAACAGACGCTTGCTACGGGCGCTACAACTGACATTTTGGTTGGTGGCGGCGCCTCCGCGTTGCCAGTATGGACGACTGCTACTGGTACCGGTGCACCTGTTCGCGCAGCATCGCCGTCGTTATCTTCGCCTACAATTACGGGCACGGTAACTTACGATAGTGCTTCATATTCTGGGTTTAATGCTAATGCTGCGGCTGCTCCTACGCTCGCCAGTGCGGGCACTATTACACCTACAGAAACTGTTAGTTTTGTTAGCGGCACTACAACCGTAAGTACAATCACGGTTCCATCTTCGTTTTCAACAGGCGGTGGTCAAATCACGCTTATCCCAACAGGTCTTTGGGCAACCAACACAGCAGGTAACGTAGCTTTGGCAACAACAGCGGTTGTTAGCAAAGCTCTTATTATGACGTATGATTCTGCCACCGGAAAATGGTATCCGAGTTATTAAATGAAAACGCCTATCCTCGGCCAAAGTTATGTTGCTCGCAGTATCAATGCTGCTGACAACCGCATGGTTAATTTATTCCCGGAAGCTACACCGGAAAACGGTAAAACTATTGGCTACTTAAACCGAGCGCCGGGTTTGCGTTTTCTTCAATCGGTTGGCACGGGGCCGATCAGAGGATTATGGGCGCATCAATCGCCAGGATCAAATGCGTATGTAGTATCTGGTAATGAATTTTATTCAATAGATACAAATTACAACGTTACTTATCTCGGCGCAGTTGGCGGATCTGGACCCGTGTCTATTTCAGATAACGGCATTCAAATTTTTATTGCCGCAAATCCTTCTGGCTACATTTACAATATGAACACCGGCGTGTTTGGGCAAATCACCGACCCTGATTTTCCCGGCGCGGTTACTGTCGGGTATCTCGACGGATATTTTGTATTTAATGAACCCAACTCTCAACGTGTGTGGGTTACGGCGCTTTTAGATGGAACATCTATTGATCCACTTGCGTTTGCTAGCGCCGAAGGTTCGCCCGATGGATTAGTTTGCCTTAATATTGACCATCGTGAAGCATGGTTGTTTGGTACTGATTCGGTCGAAGTATGGTACGACGCAGGGAATGCAGGGTTTCCTTTAGAACGCATTCAAGGTGCATTTAACGAAATTGGCTGCGTCGCGCCATATTCTGTAGCCAAATTGGATAATGCTTTGTTTTGGCTTGGCACCGATGCCCGTGGGCAAGGCATTGTCTATCGCAATCAAGGTTATACTGGCATTCGTATTTCGACCCATGCAGTTGAATACGCCATTCAAAATTATAGCACTATCTCAGACGCTGTTGCCTATACATATCAACAAGAAGGCCATGCTTTTTATGTTTTAATTTTCCCGACAGCTAACGCTACATGGGTGTATGATGTAGCTACAGGCGCATGGCATGAACGGGCAAGTTGGGATAATGGCGATTACATCCGTCACCGGTCAAATTGCCAAATGAATTTCAATGGTACAATTGTGGTTGGCGATTTTGAAAACAGCAATATTTATGCTTTTGATTTAGACACTTATAGCGATAACGGCGCAAAACAAGTTTGGGTCCGCTCTTGGCGGGCTTTACCACCCAACACTAATAATCTTACTCGCACCGCGCAACATAGCTTGCAATTAGATTGCGAAACAGGCGTTGGTCTTAATCTTTACCCCGCGTATGACGGTGAAGGTTTGTTAACCGAAACCGGCGATAGCATTATTGCGGAATACGTACAAAACAATATTGCTACGGAATCTGGCAATATAATGACCACTGAAGCCGGTGATATTCTTGTTGATATTGCGGATTTTCCCGGCGGATGGTCACCACCCGAATATCTTTACACTGAAACTTACCCCGCGGCGCCGGGTTACGATCCTCAAATTATGTTGCGTTGGTCCGATGATGGCGGCCATACTTGGTCTAATGAACATTGGAAATCTATGGGCAAAATCGGCAATTACGGTTACCGCACAATCTGGCGTCGTCTTGGTATGACCGAAAAAATTCGCGACCGCGTATATGAAGTATCAGGAAGCGATCCAGTTAAACTTGCCATTATGGGCGCTGAATTATTATTGAGCGGTACAAATGGTTAATAATACTACTCAAATTCCTGCGCCGCGTGTTAATCTTACTGAACCCGATAGCGGAGTTATTTCACGGCAATGGTTTCGGTATTTTAACAATGTAAACACTATTGTCGGCGCAGGGACCGGCGTAATTTCTGTTGTCAACGGTGGCACTGGCGTAAGTAATACGCCCACCAATGGTCAATTATTGATCGGCGATGGTACTGGCTATAAAGTTAATACCTTAACCGAAGGCACTGGAATAGGCGTCACAAACGGCGCAGGTAGCATTACGCCGTACATTAAAGATACTGCTATAACAATTGGATCATATGGAAACGCTGCAAAAGTAGGCACTTTTACCGTCAATCAACAAGGTCAACTTACTGCCGCCGCCGATGTTTCAATTGCAATTGATGCCAATCAAATTACTAGCGGAACTATCTCCAACAGTCGAATATCAGGAAGCTACACAAACATAACCGGTGTTGGAACACTTACCACAGGCGTTTGGAATGCAACGGTCGTAGACATATCCTATGGAGGAACCGGCGCAAGTACTGCGGCAGGTGCACGAACTAATTTAGGTCTTGGAACTATGGCTACACAAAATACCGGCGCTTCAGGGTCGTTTACCACAGTTGATTTAAAAACAGTAACGGTTGTGAACGGCATTATAACTTCAATTGTGTGATATATGAAAGAAAAAGTCGAAGAACTTGAGAAAATAATGCAGGCATACGACCCTGTCGTTTTACCGCTCAAGCATCATTTTGCCGACGGCATCTACGCTCGCGAAATGTTTCTTCCCGCGGGCGCAGTGCTAACAGGGGCGGTTCACAAAACGAAACATATGTGTATACTGTCGCAAGGCCGTGTTCGCGTCGCTACCGACGAGGGGCCGGTCGAACTGGTGGCTCCGGCCACATTAATAGCTTACCCCGGCGCTAAACGCGCCATCTACGCTTTGGAAGACTCTGTGTGGACTAACATCCATGCAACTACCGAAACCAATTTAGACAAGCTCGTCGAGGAATTGACCGAGTCCACCGCCGCCGAATTGCAAGGTGGATCTGCCAACAAACAGCAGATCGCCGCCGTTGAGAGGGAATTAGTATGGCTTTCATCACAACAGCAGCACTGATTAGCGCAGGCGCTTCGCTTATCGGTGGAGCAATGGCGTCTAATGCACAAGGCAAAGCCGCTAAGGCTCAACAGCAGTCAGCTTCGGATCAACTTGCGCTTCAAAAAGAGATGTTCAATAAGCAAATTGAACTTCAAGCGCCATTTCGCCAAGCTGGACTTACTGCCGAAAACCGTTTGCTTGATGTGCTGGGACTTAGCGGTAACAAATCGGCGGCGGGGTATGGCTCCGCTAATCAAAATTTTACACCATCTAATCTTACAACAGATCCTGGATATCAATTTCGCTTATCTGAAGGTCTTAAAGCTCTTGACCAGCAAGCCGCTGCACGCGGCGGTTTGATTTCAGGCAACGCCCTTAAAGCGTCTCAAAATTATGGGCAAAACGCCGCAAGTCAAGAATACCAAAATGCTTATAATCGTTATCAAACTAACCGAGCCAATTTACTTAACCCGCTTCAATCATTAGCTGGAGGAGCGCAATCATCTGCTAATACGATTGGCAACGCCGCACAGAATTATGCTAATACTGGCACTGGTTCGTTACAATATGGCGGTAATGCGGCGGCTTCTGGGTATCTTGGGCAAGCTAATACTTGGAACCAAGCCCTTAATAATGTTGGTAGCGCATATGGAAATTATGCCAACAACAATATGCTTTACAATATGTTAAACAATAGCGGTGCTCCAAACCCGTATAATGCCACAAATCTTAGCTACGCCGCGTCTGGGTATCCTTTGCCTCCTGTTCAATATCCTTAAGAGGTTATTATGGTCGATTATAATGTTGTAATTCCCGGCGGCGGCGGTTCAAACGCCCTGAACCCTTTGGCGTTAATGGCGTTGCAGCAGCGCAGCCAATTGGGCCAAGGTAACTTGGCCTATAAAGAGCAATTGCTTGCGCTTAAACAACAGCAAGTTGATAACGCGCTTGCTAATGCCGCCGCAGGGCGCGCAAAAAGTGATTTTGAAGTTAATCAAATGAAAGCGGTTAAGGATGTACTCGCTAACAGGGTATCCCCCGCAGTTGTAGGAACGCAAGGTATAGCTTCTAGCGGCACTGGGTTATCTACAGATCCTAACGCTGATTTATATAATAAAATTCTCGATACTGGTGATATTAAATCTGCGAATGAATTTTTAACTGGTCAAAAAACAGCAGCAGATGTTCAAAGCGCGGTAACTAAAAGCATTGATGACCGGCTTGATCTTTGGAAAAATAAAGCGCCTTCGGTAACAACTCCTGAAGATGCAGGGGCGTTTTCGCTTGCTATGCAACAAGATCCTTTGCTTTCGCAATTTTCGCATATTGTTGGCGACCCTCAAGCCGCTGCGGCAAAAAGCGCGGCGCTTTTTGCTAAAGACCCTCAGGCTTGGTACACATCAATGGTTAAATTAACCGGCGAGCAATTTATTACTGCTATTAAACCTACACTTAAAGAAGTTGGCACTAACCAAAATTTAGTGTCTGTTTCACCATCAGGCGAAGTTAAGACGTTAATGGAAGGTGAAAACAAAAAACAAAGTACTTCCGACGAACGCAATATGTCGATTTTAGGTAAAGTGCTTACAGACTCATCCTTTGCAAACACTCCTGAATACGCACAAGCTTACGCGCTTATGTCTTTGCCAAAATTAATAAATCAAGTTGGCCCTAACGGCGAAATGATACCTGTCTACGTTAAGCGGGATTTGCCAACATGGGCTGTACCACCTACCGCAGGCGCAGCGCCTACTACTGAGCAACCTAATCAATTGCCGGGCGTTCAAGCAACTGCTGTACCTTCGGGAGCGGTTGCTAATACATTAAGAATGATGCAAGGCAACGGAACAGCAGCGCCAACAGTTAATAATTTAGGTGCAGCGCGTCCTGATTTATCTTCTATGGTTACAAAAGCAGCGCCAACGCAAATTGTAAATGTTACCGGTGAAGGTCAATTTGTAGTTAATCCAGACACTGGATTAGCCAAACCAATTAGAGTTGAAGGCCAAGAAGCGCCTCTAGGGCGCGAAAAACAAGCTGAAGGTAAACTTAAAGTAGATGCTATTTTAAAAGATTTAGCTAAAAATTATGCTACGTTAAACGACCTTAAAGGTATGCCTTCAGAACGTGCAAGCACGTTGTCTAATATTAAAAATTACACAGCGGCTACACATTTAGGTCAAGAAATTAGTAAGGCAATTAGCACACCAGAACAAACGCAACGTAATTTAATTACGTCAGCGGCGCGGGATTTGTTAGAACAGATAAAAATAGCGACCGGTATGGGTACGCAAGAACTTAATTCTAATTTTGAATTAGAAAACATGTTGAAAACCGTTACCGATCCTACGCAATCTATGGAAACAATTAAAGCGCGTTTAGCTAGTATGGCTAAACAATTTGGCTCAGGTAAACTTGATATCAATAAAATATTAGGAAAGTCAGATAATACATCTACAACATCTGCGGCTAAACCTATGCTTACGCCGCCGCCAAAAGCTGTAGATATGCTTAAAAAAGATCCATCTACGCGGGATCATTTTGATGAAATATTCGGCGCAGGCGCGGCAGCTAAAATTTTGGGGCAGTAAATGGCTAATCCCTACGCAGAGTTTGCAGCGGACAATCCTTACGCAGAATTTGCCGCGGGAGATAACCCATATGCAAATGTTGAACCCGACAATTCAATGACACAATGGTTGGGTGTAACCAACCGAGCTTTGCTCCCTTACGCAACCGCAGCAACCGCAGGCGCTGCTGCGGGCGCTCCTTTTG